TCCAGGTCTATGTGACAGACTCCAATGATATTTAACGTCTCATTGGCGACGGACTACTGGGTTGTGATGGCAGTTGATGGTGCTACTTGCACCAAGGAAATGATAAAAGACCAAGAACCAAGGGCCGTGGTGGTGTTGGCATAAACGAGATAACCACTCGAACCACTTTTGGCTTGTTCAAGAGAAGCATACAGTCCGACTCCAGAGATGGACTGTAGACCATACAGGACGGTGCCAGGCGATAAAGCGATAGGAGTTGATGCAAATCCATATGTGGTTTGCGAAGTGCGAGCGTCGGTAACGGTTGCTGCCACATCCCCCCAACTTGCAATGGGTGCAGGAAGGAGGCTAGAATTAGGTCTGAAAACCAACCGAAAAATAGTGCCGTAGGGGGTACCCGCGGTGGCGAATCCGGCATTGCTGAGGATGATGGCATCACCGATTGCGTTAACAGCGGAATTGTCAATGGCACTCGAAAAGTTACCGTTACCTACTGGATTAGGGATCGATTGGGAATGGTAAGCATATAAAGGATCCTTGAATTCAATAGTGTAGTGAAGGATCAGTATGCCAGTCGTTTGACTGGTTCCCGAGGTAGAGTAAACTTGTACTTCCTCCTGGATCGAGTCGTCCAGATCCGTGTCAATGAAACCATCGACAATAGACCACTCATTGCCACAGTTGACCGACAGACTCGCTTCCTTCCATATAGGCGTCGCGATCGCGTTTGATTGCGACAGTGCCCTACTTAAGAATGAGCTGGCGGCACCATTGATAAATGGTTCTTTGACGCTACGCGTTGAACACATGACAATTTGCCCCGTAGTAGTTGTAGGTACTTGGGGGATGTACTGGATTACCGCTCGTGTAAATCGAAACTTCTCGTACGTGCGGGCAACATTGCCCAAGATAGAAGAAGAGAAATACGCAGGATTTAGTAACACTGAGGCCGCAGGAGCATAGGTATTCGTTGCAATACTTGATTGGACACTTGTGGCAAAGTCTGAACCGTGAATGACGGTTCCCTTGCCGTTTCGAATCACTCGTGGTGTCTCCATCTTGAGCGAAAATCCGTAAGTAGCAGGAACTGTTGACATTTGAGTGGTTCGACGAACACTCGGTTTGGGTGGAGCCGAAGCCCCGCGAAGGTTGGAAGGTTTCTTGTTGTTTTTATTAACCATGATGTTTAATCGGGGCCCCGTTATCCATTCATGGCGGGTTAATTTGTTTGTAGAAACTGCCAAAGCTGCCATAGTTCGTTTGACCCCCTTGAATAGATTATTTCTAATAAAGATGTCATCGTGTCTGTCCAGTTCGTTCAGTGGTTGTGTTGCATACGCTGCATCATGTATTGCACAAGTTTGATCGAAATCATCAATAGGAAGAACACCAGGGTCGACAACAGAGGATTGTTGTTTACCAGCTGACCAATAAGGTCCACAATAGTTTCCATGGTATTTCATTTCCGAGACCCAGGGGCGTCAGCCCTGAGTGGTGCTTTTAATGTCGTCACCAGGACAAATGTAATTAGGCATCCACAGAGCGTATGGCCTCCAAAAGTGGCCAGTACACCATGTGGTCGGGACGACAGTCTAAGAGAAGTTCCTTCAAACTGTCAATTGTTGAACGATAATCAATCCCATATCTCCTTGAAAAGAAGGAGGGTGTTTCAGTAGACATTTGAACCCCTACACTGAGTCCAATCTTGTACTTCGCCTCTTTGTCGACATATTGTTTGGTTTTCACCTTGCGCATCGACTCGAGTACATGTTCCACGTATTCCTTTAACACGGGCACGTGAGAACATGTGGTATTGTATCCTTCAAACATGCCTTTCACTTCCCCAGGTGAAAGGTCTTTGATTACAAACCCCATTTTAGGTAGTAATCTCCCGGGTTTTGGGCCCATGACGTACGTCTCACTGTTGTTAACAATTGCTGGCCAATATGCTGAAGAGCAAAATTCAGCATGGCATGGATCGAAGTGAATTTTCACTTTCGCCACGAAACCAAATAAGAGGAATGTTTTCTTGATTTCTTCGACTGTCTCCTCAACATCACGACCGTTACCGTGAGCTGATTTAACAATATAAGTGTTATCGTCTCCCA